GGATAAAGATTATGCTATAATTAAAAATTCTAAACATGTAATCTTATCAAATTCTAGTTTTCCGTTTTTTGCTGTATTTACTAGTGATACTATTAAAAATATTATTGCACCTAAGTATTGGTCAAGACATAATGTTTCTGATGGATACTGGTCGATGGCACAAAATATGTATCGGGAATGGACATATCAAAATAGGGAAGGAAATCTTCAAACTTATGAAGAATGTTTAAAAGAATTTGAAGACTATTCAGTTCAAAATAATCTTTATGTACAATCATAAAAAGACATATGAAAATCGGATTTAATTGTAGTTCTTTTGATTTATTTCATGCTGGGCATGTTACTATGCTTAAAATGGAAAAGGAAATGTGCGACTATTTGAAAGTTGCTCTTCAAGTTGATCCAACGATTGATAGACCTGGAGTTAAAAATAAACCAGTACAGTCTGTATATGAACGCCATGTTCAACTTCAAGCATGTAAATATGTTGATGAGATTTTAGTATATGAAACTGAAGAAGATTTACTTAACTTAATTCAAACTCAAACAATTCACATACGGTTTTTGAGTGAAGAATATATGGATCGAAATTTTACAGGAAAACAATATTGTATCGATCATGATATAGAATTATTCTATCATTTAAGAAAACATAAATATTCTTCGACTGAAATTAGAAATAGAGTATATAATCTTGAAAAGAAAAAAAGGGAAGAGAATGGAAATATATCCGTTGTGGAGCAATATTCTCCCCAACTTTTAGAAAAATACTCCTTAAGAAATGATTAACCAATGACAATTTTAGTTACTGGAGGCGCAGGATTTATTGGCAGTAATCTTCTTCATCATTTGATTAAAAATCTAGATGAAGAAATTATATGTATTGATAAATTGACTTATGCTGCAGACAGAAATAATGTTCCTGATGGAATGAAGTTCTATGCCACAGATATTGCTGATGAGCATAATTGTGAATATATCTTTAAAAAACATAAACCAAAAACAATCTTTCATCTTGCTGCAGAAAGTCATGTAGATAATTCAATTAAAGATTGTTCCCAATTTCTTCACACAAATATTAATGGAACTGTAAATCTTCTTAATCTATCTGTGAAATATGAAGTTGAAAGATTTGTGCATATTTCGACAGATGAAGTTTATGGTTCTATAGAAGAGGGATATTTTACTGAACTTTCGAATTATGCTCCAAGGAATCCATATTCAGCATCTAAATCTGCAAGTGACCATTTTGTGATGGCATATCATACTACCTATGATCTACCCACAATTATTACAAATTGCTCTAATAATTATGGACCTAGACAGGATGTTGAAAAAATGATTGCAAAGACAATTACAAATTTGATGCAAGGCAAGAAAGTTCCCGTATATGGCGATGGAAAGCAAGTTCGTGATTGGTTGTATGTGCAGGACCATTGTGAGGCACTTGTAGAGGTCTGGAGTCGTGGTAAAATAGGTAGAAAGTATAATATTGGTGGGGAGTGTGAAATCAAGAATATTGATTTGGTTAGAATGATTCTTGACCGTATGAATATGAAGGAAAATATGATAGAATATGTTGAGGATAGACCTGGGCATGATCGTCGGTATTCGACAGATATCACCAAGATTCGTCATGAATTAAAATGGTCCCCAAGATTTTCTATAGAACAAGGACTTGACAAAACAATTGAATGGTATGAACGCAATAGAAACTAATCTTAAGGATGCTTACATCATTACAAACGAAAAGTTTGAGGATGATCGTGGGTTCTTTATTGAATCTTTTAAATTAAGGGACTTTGAAAAAATTACTGGTGAAAGTAATTTTGTTCAAGATAATCATTCAAAATCTTCTAAAGGAGTTTTGAGGGGACTTCATTATCAAATTGAGCATGTGCAGGGTAAACTTGTTCGTTGCATCTCTGGCGCAGTCTTTGATGTGATTGTTGATCTGAGAAAATCATCCCCAACATTTGGAAAATGGTTTGGAATTAAATTATCTGAAAATAATTTGCAACTATGGGTTCCTCCTGGATTTGCTCATGGATTTTATACTCTTACAGATTTTGCTGAAGTGCAATATAAAGTAACTGATTATTACTATCCAGAATATGATAGAACTTTGATTTGGGATGATGTGGATTTAAAGATTGAATGGGGAGTATGTGGGAATCCTATCCTATCTCAAAAAGATTCGAAGGGAAAGACTTTTCAAGAATGTGAAAAGTATGTTTGAAAAAATTTCTGTTTATGGTGGAACTGGATTTATTGGAGGTTCTTTTTGTAATCTTTTTTCTGATCAGGTTATAAAAATTCCTAGAGAATCTAGAAAACCACAATCCAAAGACATTCTTTATTTTATTAGTACAACTACAAATTATAATGTATTTGAAGATCTTCATGTAGATATCAATACTAATTTGAATCTTCTCATGGAAGTACTTAAGTATTGTAAAAGTGAAGATGTTGTATTTAATTTTGTGAGTTCTGGATTTGTTTATGGATTGGATGTAATAGACGCAAAAGAAATAGATCTTCCAGATCCTAGAGGATTTTATTCAATTACAAAACGAACAGCAGAACAATTATTGATTTCATTTTGCGAAACTTTTGGATGTAAGTATCGTATCTTTCGTCTTGCTAATGTTTATGGAACTGATAAAACAGTATCTCCAAAAAAGAATGTTTTGGCATTTTTGATAAACAAGTTAAAAAATGATGAGGATGTACAACTTTATGAGGGCGGAATTGTTCTTCGGGATTATATGCATGTAGACGATGTTTCTAGAGCAATTAAATGCATTATAGATCGTGGATCAGAAAATGAAATATATAATATTGCTACTGGACAACCACAGTACTTTCGTGATATAATTCAATTAGCAGTCGATAAATTGCCGAATTGTAAAAGTAGTATATTATCTTCTACTACTCCAGAATTTTATGCAAAAACTCAAGCAAGAAATTTCTCCTTAAACATTGAGAAATTGAATAAATTAAACTTTAAACCAAGTATTCCCCTTGATATTGGAATTGACCAACTATGTACCAATTGATTGACAATTTTATTAAGTCTACGAAAGAAATTGATAGTGATATCTTTCCTTTTCTAGCAAACAAAAAGAATTTTAATTCAGAGACTGATTCGGTCTATTACTCTGGCCCTTATTGGGACGATGAAGAAATTACTGAAATGATTCATTCGATCCTTAAAGGAAAGTGGTTATCTTCTGGTGAAAAAGTTCATAAGTTTGAAAAACAATTTTCGAAAAAGTTTGGATTTAAACATTCTGTAATGGTAAACTCTGGTAGTTCTGCTAATCTTGTAATGATTGCAGCACTTAAGAAACATTTTGGATGGAAAGATGGAGATGAGATTATTGTTTGTGCCTGTGGTTTTGCTACTACAGTTGCCCCGATTGTTCAGAATGGATTAAAACCAGTCTTTGTTGATATTGATTGGTCTGATTTGAACTGGGATTTGGATCAAGTAGAACAAAAAATCTCTGCTAGAACTGTAGCAGTGATCTCTTCACCTGTTCTCGGAAATCCTTATGATATTGATAAAATTGTTGAGATTTGTAAGGAAAAGAATATCCATTTGATTGCTGATAACTGTGATAGTCTTGGCAGTAAGTGGAATGGAAATTATCTTACCGATTATGCTATTGCATCATCTTGTTCTTTTTATCCAGCACATCATATTTGTACTGTAGAAGGTGGAATGGTCTCCTCCAATATCAAAGAAGTTGTAGATCTTGCTCGTAGTTTTGCTTGGTGGGGTCGTGACTGTTATTGTGTTGGGCAACAAAATCTTCTTTCATGTGGAACATGTGGTAAAAGATTTGATAATTGGTTAGAAGGATATGATGGAATTGTTGATCATAAGTATATCTTCTCTAACATGGGATATAATTTGAAGCCACTTGATCTTCAAGGTGGTCTTGGATCTGTTCAGATCACAAAATTTGATGATATCCATCGTATTCGTAGAGAGAATAAAGAAGCAATTGGAAATATTCTTGAAACTATTTCTGGTGTAAGGGTAGTAGGAGAACGACCAGGAGCAGAAACTAGTTGGTTTGGCGTTCCCATTGTTTGTGAAACCAAGCAATTGAAAGAAACTTTGGTGGCACATTTAGAAAAGAATAGGATTCAAACCCGTAATTATTTTGCTGGCAATATTCTTCTTCATCCTGGTTATAAAGATCTTGATGATGCAAGCAAATATATCAATGCAAATCAAGTATTAAGTAAAGTATTTTTCCTTGGATGTTCCCCAACAATTAGTAGTAATATGATTGATTATATTGGTGAAGTAATTGGAACTTATCAGAAATGATTGATCTACCTCAAGTCACATTAATCTGTACCTCTTCTGTACAAATGGAAAGAGTTTTTTATTCTTTCCAAAAGAGTACTGAAAAAATTAATTTTGGTGCAGTTAAATTAGTTTCACATATAAAACCGGAAGGACTTCCTGATTATATTTCATATGAAGAATGTTATCAGATAAAATCCAAAGATGAGTATAGTTATTATTGTATATACAATTTAACTAATCATGTAAATACTTCACATTGTTTGGTGATTCAACCTGATAGTTTTGTAATCAATCCTGAAATGTGGGATAATTCCTGGTTAGAATATGATTATATTGGCGCTCCTTGGGAATTTGGTGAAGATGCTTATATTGATCCGTTTGGCAATCATCAGAGAGTTGGTAATGGTGGATTTTCTTTAAGAAGTAAAAAACTTTTAGATGTTCCAAAAAATGCATATATTCATTTTGATGTTAATTATGGAAATTTTTATAAGCATATGAATGCTAATAATTTTGCTGAGGATGGAAATATTTGTGTACATAATAGGCATATATATGAAACTTTGGGGTGTAAATTTGCTCCAGTAGATGTTGCTGCAAGATTTTCGCACGAAAGGCAAATGAAAGAAACTGAAGATATTAAACCTTTTGGATTTCATAGTATTCTTCCTCCAGGTACTCAATTATGAAATTTATAATTTGGAGACATAAACTCCACGAATCAACTCATAGTTATATTCATAGTTCATATAATAAGGCATTCAAATATCTTGGATATGAAACTCATTGGGTAGATAGTAGAGATGATTTGAGTTCAATTGATTTTTCAGATGCGGTCTTTTTTGCTGAAGGATCTTGTAGTGATGATATGCCAAGATTGGCAAATTGTAAGTATATTGCACATCATGTTGATAATGAAAAATTAATTTCTTCTGGCATTCCCTTTGAAAATATTTTAAATCTTGGTAATTATCTTCCTAGGGAAGAAGTTCATGAAAAAGTTGAAGATCTTGCATATTGGGATAAAAATACTAGAACTCTTTATCAATGTTGGGGGACCGATTTGCTTCCCTCTGAGATTGATATTGATGGATATGTGCCATTTAATCCTTCAAGAAAAACTCTAAATTATGTTGCAATGCTTTATGAGCAAGGTCCTTGGTGGGCAGAAGAATTTGCAACTTTACTTGATCGTGATTTCGGAGTGGAATTTAAAGTTTTTACCCAACATGTAAGTCACGAAGAAAATATTGAATTGATACGAGACTCATTTTTATGTCCAGATTTTAGAAGTGATTGGCATTTAGAATGTGGATATATTCCATGTAGGATGTGGAAAAATATAAGTTATGGTAGAATTACTGGAACCAATTCTCCATATATTAAAAGAGCATTGGGAGATTATGTAGTTTTTGGTGGAACTCCCCAGACATTGTATCAGAATTTATTAAATGCCGAACAGAATCGGACAATTAATATGAAAGATGCTATGATGTTTGTGAGAGATAATCACACTTTTATTAATCGTGTAAATAATATTTTGAAGTTCTTATGATAGGATTTAATCATCTTGGTCGTCATGGACGACTTGGAAATCAAATGTTCCAATATGCGGCACTTAGAGGAATTGCTGACTTAAAGGGATATAATTTTTGTATACCTGGATCTGAATTTAAAGATCAATGGAATGATCATCAGTTATTTGAGGCATTTAATTTGCCCAATTTAAATAAACAAAAAATTCTTCCTGCCAATTATTATCAGGAAACTCAATTTAACTATGATCAGGACTATGTTGATAATTGTACGGATAATGTAAATCTATATGGATATTTTCAAACAGAAAAATATTTTTCTCATATCTCCGATAGTATAAGAGAAGATTTTACCTTTAAATCGGAAATACTTGATCCGTGCAAAGAAGCATTTGATTTTGGTGAATTGATTTCACTTCATATTCGGAGAACTGATTTTGTTGAAAAATCTGATGATCATCCTCCATGCTCTTTAGACTACTATCAAAAAGCACTTGAACAATTTGATTCTAATATTCAAGTGATGATTTTTTCTGATGATATTGCTTGGTGTAAAGAACAGGAATTGTTTAGTGCTGATAGATTTTTATTTTCTGAAAATGAATGGAACTTAATTGATTTGTGTTTGATGAGTATGTGTACACATCATATTATTGCAAATAGTACCTTTAGTTGGTGGGGTGCATGGTTATCTGGATCTAATCAAGTTATAGGTCCTTCTAAATGGTTTGGTAATTCTGGATATACTGCATCACATAATACCTCAGATATTATTCCTGAAAGGTGGATGAAAATCTAATGACTGAATTTTCTATTTGTATTCCTACTTATGAATTTAAAGGTAATGGAGTCAAGTATCTTACAAAATTATTCGATACTCTTAGATCTCAAACTTTTGATGATTTTAATATTATAATTTCTGATCATAGTAAGGATGATGAAATTTATAATTTTTGTGAAATTAGTAGCAATGAATTTGAGATAGTATATGTAAAAAATGAAAATGGTATTGGTAACCTTGGTCCCAATACTAATTGTGCATTGGAATTTGCTACTGGTAGAATCATAAAACTTATCTATCAAGATGATTTTTTCTTTGATAATCAAGCATTGGAAAAGATTAAAACTGCTTTTGATACTTCTGATAAAAAATGGTTAATGAATGGATTTATTCATACTGAAGATGAAGTAAATTTTTTTCGGCCTTTGATTCCTAAATGGACTGATATGCTTTTGGAAGGTAGAAATCTTATGGGAAATCCATCTGCGTTTTCTATTCTTAATGAATATAAACTATATACCGATGAAAATTTAAATCTTTTAATAGATACTGAATTTTATCATAGACTTAGGTGTGAATATGGTATGCCTTATATTGTGGATGACATACTAACCGCTAATAGGGAGCATTCTAATCGTATGAGTAGTGGTGGAATTCAATATGATATGCAAATTGATCATCCAGAAGGTGGTTGGTTAGTCAATAGAGATGAATATGAATATGTAACTGAAAAGCATAAAAATAATAGAGAGTATCCCGATGAAAATTGATCTTAAAGATGCAACTTTTATAGTTCCAATCAGAATTGAATCTGACGATAGACTCAGAAATGTAATTACGACATTATGCTTCTTAATGTCCAATTTTGATACAAACATTATTGTTCATGAAGTTGATAAAGAATCAATCTTTAAAAAAGATGCTTTACCACAAATAGAAGAATATCTTGAGAATGATATTTCATCTCTTACTCATATATTTGAACAATCTGATTCACCTTCATTTCACAGACAAAGAGTTTTGAATGATATGTTGATGTTGGCAAATACTTCTGTAGTTGTTAATTATGATTGTGATATTTTACTTCCTATAGAATCTTATGTGTCTGCATATAATTTGCTTCTAAGTAAAGAATCTGATGTGGTCTATCCTTATGGATATGGAGATTATCAGAAACAAATATTTGCTGATGATGAACTTGTATCTGATTTTTTAAATTATGATTTTGATTTTAAAGTATTAGAAGAAAAATCTAAAATTTATATGTCACAATATGGATTCGTTCAATTCTTCAATCGTCAAGTTTATATTGATGGTGGTATGGAGAATGAAAATTTTGTCGCATATGCGCCAGAAGATGTGGAACGATTTTACAGATTTACAACTTTAGGTTATAATGTATCTAGAGTTGATTCTTTAGTCTATCATTTGGAGCATAAGAGAACTGAAAATTCTTGGTTTAATAATCCTTATATGCAAACCAATAATGATGAATGGGAAAAAATCCAAAAAATGGAATCAAAAGAATTAAAAGATTATATCTTAAACCAAAATTATTACAAAAGTCGTGTTCATGGATAAGAATAAAGCAATCTATAAACTCAAGGGACTTCCTCCCATTTATTATCTCAATCTGGATGAACAACCAGAAAGAGCACAATATATGGAGAATCAATTTAAGTATTGGGAAATTGAAGATTATACTCGCATTTCCGCCTATGATGGTAGGGATGGTAGAGACCTCGGAGACATTCTTAAAGGACGCTATCCTGATATGATGTCCTCTGGTGAGGTTGGTTGTGTAACATCGCACCTGAAGGCACTGAAGCACTTCTTAGAGAACTCTGATTCTCCTTGTGCTCTGATTATGGAGGATGATTGTGATCTTGATACTGTAAAACACTGGGGATTTACCTGGAAGGATTTCTTTTGTAAGGTTTCTTATGATTATGATGTAGTCCAACTTGCGATTATTAATCCTGCACAGGTTCATGTAAAAATGCATCGTCGGTTTGTGAATGACTTCTCAACTGCTTGCTATTTGATCACTCGTCATCATGCACAGAA